AACAGCATTGCTTGAAATGGCAGGTTATAATACGCCAACCGAAAAGCTCATGGCGTATTTGTCAGAAACTGGTGAAACTACTGGGGCAACATTGCCATTGCGTGCGCGTTTAGATCAGCCGTTTTTAAATCAAGCAGGCAAGCCGTTTTCAGAAACAGAGCTTTTAGAGGCTTTAAATCGTTATGCTGACCAAAACAATATTGAAGATTTAGACGCTGCTACAGATATGTTTCGCAAGGATTTAACTGACAGTGGCTTTACAAATATTCCTTACATCAATGATTATGAAGACGCAGGCAGCGTGAGCCATATTATGCTAACAGGAAGAACTGCAGGTGATCCAGAAGTGCTGCGCAGTCGGTTTGCAGCGTTTGAAGATGCTTACGATCCGAATATCATGGCTGCCAACGCATCACCAATGAGTGGTCTTTTGGCGCAATCTGGTGTATCAAGTGAACAAGCACAGGAGATAGAAGACTATCTCTTAAAGACAGGACTGTTACAGTAATGGCTATTACAACCTACGCAGAACTAAAGACCGCAATCGGCAACTGGCTAAACCGGGATGACCTAACGTCAATTATTCCTGATTTTATCAGTCTTGCAGAGGCTGACATGGATCGCAAAGTGCGCCACTGGCGCATGGAGCAGCGCAGCACGGCAGACATAGACGCGCGTTACACTCAGTTGCCACAGGGCTTTATGGAGGCTGTACGCTTTCACCTAGACGTTGACGAGCGCCCTATTGAGCTGGTTACGCCTTTATCGTTGCAGACATATCGGCGTAACAATGCAGACACGACAGGCCGCCCTCAATACTATTCAATAATCGCTGGGCAAATTGAAGTGTGGCCAACACCTGACAGCGCTTACACAGGCGAACTTTATTATTACGCCCGAAACACGCCCCTCGATGACAGCAATACCTCAAACTGGATTTTGCAGTATTTTCCAGATGCGTATTTGTATGGTGCTTTGGTACATTCGGCACCGTATTTAGTTGACGATCAAAGAACCCAGGTGTGGGCTGCGTTGTATCAAAGCGCAATCGATGGTATAAACGCTAACAACGAAAAAGCCAAGTTTGGCGGCTCAGGCTTGCGCATGCAAGTTAATACATTCTAGGAGAAACACATGGCAACCATTTCAGATTATGTGCTAGACGCCGCACTGTCCAAGCTGGACTTAGAGGCAGATCGCATAGACATTTGCTCACAAGAGCCTACGACTTACGCAGAGGCGACAAGCACCTACACGCTAGGCAATAGCACCTCAGTATCGTTTGGTGCGCCAGAGGACGGCGACACGTCAGGCCGCAAGACAGCCTGCGCAGCTATTTCGGATGGCTCAGTGACAGGCTCAGGCACGGCAACGCATTATGCTATTACAGACGTATCTGAGAGCCGCCTGCTTTGCACAGGTTCGCTGACAACATCGCAGTCAGTCGTATCTGGAAATACGTTTACTGTAGCCACATTTGACGTTGAAATCCCTGATCCTGCATAGGTGTAAAATATGGTTGTTTTAGCCAATAGAGTTAAGGTCGCTACGGCAACCACAGGCACTGGCACGATAACACTTGGGTCTGCTGAGACAGGCTATCAGTCGTTTGCGGATGGCGGTGTAGCTGATGCTGATGTTGTGCGTTACACGATAGAAGATGGTGACGCTTGGGAAATTGGCACTGGCACCTATACGGCTACTGGCACAACGCTTTCACGCACACTGACTGAAAGTTCAACAGGCTCTTTGCTAAATTTGTCTGGCAGTGCGGTTGTATTCTTATCGGCTGTAAACGAAGATGTTATGCTATGGCAATCAGCTTGGCCTGATGATCCAAACACAATTGGAGGGCGAAATTATGCGATTGGTGAAGGCAGCTTTGCGGCGGCAAATTTAAACGCTTATGACGATATAGTTGTAGGGGTTGATGCGGGGGCTTCCTTATCAACTGGGGAGCGAAACGTAGCTATTGGTAACTATGCCTTAGATGCTGGGACGGGTTCTGATGATAGCGTGGCTATTGGCTATAATGCTTTAACAACTGTTACCACTAGCAATGACAATGTTGGAATTGGTAGCAATGCGGGAACAAGTCACACTGGATCACAAAGTGTTTTTGTTGGGACTGCTACTGTCGGCACAGGTTCCTCAAATTATGGCGTCTGTATTGGCTATGCCGCCGAACTTGGCGGAACCTATGAGGTAGCTATTGGCTATCAGGCGGGTCACAATTCTACGATCAACGACTTCAATACATATGTCGGCGCAAACGCTGGAAATCTTGGTACTACATCAAAAGACCATCAAACATATATTGGCTACAATGCTGGGAACGATGCAACTGGTGATTATAGCACTGCGGTAGGGTCAAATGCTTTAGGGGATGGAACGCATTTGCATTCTACCGCTGTCGGATATGCTGCCTTGGGTCGCACGACTACATCATCCCCATATTACAATGTGGCAGTCGGATACGGTGCTGGCGGCAGTATTTATACTGGTGATAACAATACAATTATTGGTTACAATGCTGTTTCGGGTGCTGACAATCAGTATTATTTGAGTAATTGCACGGTCTTAGGAAATGCTGCTACTGCATCAGGTGCAAGTGCATCAAATGAAATAACTCTGGGTAATAGCAGCATCACCAGCTTGCGATGCAATGATACAACTATTTCAACGCTATCAGATCAGCGCGATAAGACAGCTATTGAGGATTTGCCCTATGGCTTGAGCTTTATAAACGATTTGAGGCCAGTAAAGTTCACTTGGAACCGCCGTGATGGCTCTATGGGCGATAGGCCAGAAATAGGCTTTATTGCACAAGAACTGTATGACGTTGAACTAGACCATTCATCAACAACATTGACCCGCTTGGTAAGTTGGGAAAATCCAGAAAGATTAGAAGCCAGACCAATGGCAACTTATCCTATTCTTGTAAAAGCTGTGCAAGAACTGTCGGCAAAATGTGATGCGCTTGAGGCGCGTATAGCTGAATTAGAAGGAACCTAAAAATGGCTGTAAATGAAATAGATCGTGACCATCTTATGTTGCTTCACACTTGTGACAACATTGAGAACATAATTGGCGGCATGAAGATGGAGCATGAGACAGATGCTCAAAAGAAAAAACAAGTTGGCAACCAAGTCATGATGCTTGAAAACGAAGTCTTAGATAGCAAGTGGGTTGACGCTGGCAAAGACATGACGCGCATCAATGCTGTAATTGCAACGGGCCGCACTTACTGGAAGTCATAACACATGCTTGGCTTTACACCATTAGCCTCCGCACCACTCGCGGATAGTGGTGTACAAGTAGTCAGGGTTGAGGTTATTGCGTCAGACATTACGGCTGGCGTGCCCGTTCTTGACACGGCAGCAGTTGCTGTAATTAGCAACTTTGCTCCGCAAGATGTCACTGCTTCTGCGCCTGTCGTTGACACTGCAACTGTCTTTGAAGATGAAACAATACCAGCCGCAGATATTACGGCTGGCGTTCCTGTTGTAGATAACGCAAACGTCATTGTTGTTTATAACTTTGGTGCGAATGACATAAGCACAACGCCTGTCGTTGATAGTATTGCTGCGTCAGTCACTAGCAACTTTGCGCCACAAGAAATAACATCAGGCACCCCAGTTGTTGATGATATTACAACTGCGATAACGTCAAACTTTGCCCCAGTTGAGATTACGCTTTCTGCACCTACGGTAGACAGTGCAACTGTTTCGGTTATATCTAACTTCTTCCCAGTTTCTTTAGAGCCGCAGCCTGTCGTTGACACACTGCCGTTCTTCCAAGAATACGCGTTGACAATGGTAGAGATAACGGCGGGCGTACCGACACTGCCCGCTCGCTTTACTTGGGACTATCAAGAGCCGCCCACTGATAGTTGGACAGAACAAGCGGATGATGATAGTGTATGGTCAACGCAGGCTGATAGTAGCGACACTTGGACAGAAGCTACAGAGCCGACAGATATATGGACTGATGTTACTGACCCAACCGACACATGGTCAGAAGCTGCATAGGAGATTTAGATGCCGATAAGCATTACAAAACCAGACGTTGGTGCGTCAGAAGATAGCTGGGGCGATTTAATTAATACTGCCCTAGATGCAATTGTTTTAGAGATAAATAGCAATGCTGACGGTACAAACGCGATCACGCCAAACCTTACAGAAGGTTCGTGGGAGATTAGCACAACGCCTGTTACGGCATCTGCGGCAGACTTGAATGCAATTGATGGCTTTGATGCAACTGGCGTGACAATGACTGAAGTTGGGTATTTGTCTGGCGCTTCATCAAATTTACAAGACCAGATAGACACTATTACCGCAAGTGGAGGGGCTGGTGATGGCACGATCACGTTATCCGCAGGTACTGGTGTTGGCGGCGGCGGCTCGTTCACAACAAACCAATCTAGCGCATCCACAATTACTTTTACAGTTGGCGCGGGGAATGGACTTAGCCAAACGGCAGATGGCCTTGAGATGAGCGGGAGTTACTCAGGTTCATTTACAGTAACTGGTGCTATTACAGCAACTGGTGATGTTACGGCGTTTTCTGACGCAGCTTTGAAATCTGACATTGAAACAATTAGCGATGCTTTGCAGCGCGTTACGCAAATGCGTGGCGTATTCTTTGACAAGGATGGTCGCAGAGGCACAGGCGTTATTGCTCAAGAAGTACAGAAAGCTGTCCCAGAAGCGGTACACGACAGCGGGGAATATCTCTCAGTGGCATATGGAAATTTAGTAGGAGTTTTGATTGAAGCGGTGAAGGAACTTGCAACAGAAGTAAAGGCTCTAAAAGATGGCGTTACAAAGTAGTGGTGCAATAAGTCTTGCGGATATTGCAGGTGAATTTGGTGGTTCTACACCTCACAGTCTAAGCGAGTATTATAGCGCAGCATCGGGCATACCGTCTAGTGGTGCGATTTCCCTAAGTGACTTTTATGGCGCGAGTGCGGCAGTTGACATCACATACTATGTTGTCGGCGCTGGCGGTGGCGGTGGCGGTGCTGGTAACGTGTCAGCATCAGGAAGCGGCACAGATGGCACAAGCACCAGTATTTCTGGCACTGGTTTCACAACAGTTACCGCGTCAGGCGGCGGTGGAGGCGGAGGCGGCACCCGCGTTACAGATACCAGTGGAGATAAAACACAACGTGATGGCGGTATTGGTGTCACAGTTGGCGGCGTAGAGCGTGGCGCAGGCGGTGACGGTGGATTTAACCTTGGTGGCGGCGATGACACTGAATATGGCGGTGCTGGCGGCGGCGGTGCTGGCGGTGATGGGGAAGACAGCATTAGTCCAACTGGAAACGGTGGCACACAGGCTGGGTACTCAACAGGGACACTATCATCCATTGCTGTAGGTACGGTTATCACTGTTACGATTGGTACAGGCGGCACTGGCGGTTCGGGCTATGTTTCCAGTGGCAATGGTTACAGCGGTTCTGATGGCTTTGTTCGCCTTACGATTAACGGCACAAATTACGACTTTACCTCATCTGGAACGCACACGGTATCATAATGGCTCTCATACCTCTAAAAATCCCCGCAGGCTTCTACCGCACAGGTACTGACCTAGATGCATCAGGACGCTGGGAAGATGGCTCACTTGTGCGCTGGCGTGATGGCTCATTGCGCCCTGTCGGTGGTTGGCGTGTAAACGAGAATATACCTGACACGCTAGGCGTGGACGCAACAAACTATGCTCCGCGATCTATGCATACTTGGCTTAGTACAGCAGCCAGTAGGTATGTTGCAACAGGCTCTGCAAACGAATTAGTGGCTATTGTGTCATCTGGTATAAAGTACGACATAACGCCGCCTGACTTAGTGGACGGAACAGAGGATGCAGCCGTTAATATTGGCTATGGC